AGCGTCTGCCAGCCTGTACGCAATTCGGGCGCTCGCCCGTGACAGAAAGCTACTATGTAGCTGTCTGTGATGTGATACGCTCAGTGATAATTGGGAGGGGGTGACGAGGCGTGACAATCCAACTGACCGCACCCGCGCTGCGCCGCGCGGCCGACATGCTCGACCGTCTCGCAGCCATCGAGGCCGAGACCGACGTGACTTTCGACGGCGCGTACAACGGCCACATCATGATCAGCATCGGCAACCCTGAGGGCGACGTCGAGGCGCTCAAGCTGGTGCGCTTGCCGGCCGAAACCTCGGGCAACGTGATCGCCGAGGCGGCGTACGCGCTGGAATTCGAGGTGCCGTAATGGCTGTCGCTGGCGCCAAGCCGAAGGACGACCGGACGCAGGTCCGGCACCGCAACCCGCCCGCGCACGACTGGACCGAGGTTGTCGACGTGCCCTTCGACGGCCCGCCGCTGCCGCCGCGGGAGACCGTCTACAGCCTCGACAACCCCTTTGCCGGCGGCGAGGACGCGCCGGGCGGCGAGTGGCCGAGGCGTACCCGGGAATGGTGGGAGGCCATCCGGCAGATGCCGCACGCGAAACTGTGGTCGTCGGCCGATTGGCAGTACGCATTTGACGTCGCCGAAAGCCATGCCCGTTTTACTCAGGGATGGAAGGGCTACAACGGATCCGAGCTGCGCATGCGCGAGAAGCTGCTCGGCAACACGATGGACGCCCGCCGAGACCTGCGTATCCGCTACATTCCGAAGCCCGAAGAGAACGTCTTGCCCGCGAACGTTACCCGCATGGCCGATTTCAGGGAGCTGTAATGACCGAGTTCTCGTGGACTAAGGCCCTCGACACGGTCGGCCGAGGCGTGCACGATCTCGATTCCATCAAGCGCGTACGCGACATCGTGGACGTGCTCGGCATGCCGCAGCCCCCGCTGCACCCGTACGAGACCACCGAGGCACTCCGGTTGCGCGCGGAAGCCCGGCGGCTCGATAAGCGCGCGACCGAGATCGAGCAGCGGGCGGCCGTCGATGAGTGACATCGAGCGTCACGAGTTCAGCAACACGGGCACATTCGAGCAGGTCATCGAGGTGGTAAAGGCCGTTACACCGATTGTCGGTCCGGTCGTGGCGGCAGTGGTCACGGAGAGGCTCAAGCACCGTGGCCAGCGAGAGACGCCCAAGGCGGCCGACCCGGAATGACGACGCTTAGGGACGCCCTCGGCCCGATGTCGGCGCCGCTGGCCCGCGTGGTCGCCTGCTGGCGGCACGCGCCGCCGACAACGCGCCGCGTCATCACGCGGGCGTTTCCCGACCTCGCCGAGGCGCTTGACCAGCTCGACAAGGCCCTCGAAGTGATGATCGGCCCCCTGTGACCACCACCGCCGTGCGCCCGCCCGCGCCCGACCTCGTGCTGCCCGGGTACCGGGTCGACCCGTGGTACGGCACGCGGGCGCTGGTGTCGCTGCCGTACCCGCTGGACGCGGCCGGCAAGGAAGCGCTGCTCGCCGGCTCGATCGGTCCGCACATCATCGATTGGGCCGAGGGGCGGACCGACGAGCCCGGCCTGACCGACTACCAGAGCGGCGAGGATTGGCGCTTTACCCCTGGTCAGAAGCGGTTTTTGATTCTTTGGTACGCGCACACACCTGCCGGCCGATGGGTCTATCGCCGCGGAGCGAAGCGCGGCGCCAAGGGCACGGGCAAAGACCCGTTCGGCGGCGCGCTCTGCAACATCGAGCTCGTTGGGCCCTCGCAGCTCGTGCAGCGGTACCACGATGGCAAGACAGCGTGGTACGGCGAGCGGCACTCGATGCCGCTCGTGCAGATCGCCAGCAACTCGGAAGCGCAGAGCAAAGACGTGCTCAGGGTGGCAAACGCCCTGCTCGGCAAGGCCGCGCGGGCGTACTACGACCTCGATTGCGGCGAGACGCGGACCATCATCAAGGGCACGGGCGGCCGAACCGAGGTGCTGACGGCCTCGGAGAGCAGCGCCGAGGGCGACCCCGCGACGTTCATCTTCCTGAACGAGACGCATCACATGACCGAGAGCAGCGGCGGGCACCGCGTCGCCCGGGTGTCGCGCCGCAACGTCGGTAAGAGCCCCGCGCACCTGCAAGCCCGGATGGTCGACGGCACCAACGCGCACGCGCAGGGGCAGGATTCGATCGCCGAGCGGACGTACTCGGCGTGGCGGGCGCAGGTCGAGGGCAAGACGCCCCGCGTCGACATCTTGTACGACTCGATCGAGGCCCCGCCTGATACCGACCTCTTCGACGACAACAGCCGGCGGACCGGATTGCAGGCGGCGTACGCCGATGCCCCGTGGGCCGACCTCGAACGGCTCGACGGCGAGGTGCTCGATCCCGAGACGCCGATCGCCGACTCGATCCGGTACTACCTCAACGGCCTCGCCGCCGCCGAGGACGCGTGGGTCGAGCCGCTCAAGTTCAACGCGCTCGCCCGGGCGGACATAATCGTGCCGCCCGGCGATCAGATCGCCATGTTCCTCGACTGCTCGAAGAGCGGCGACGCCACGGGCCTCGTCGCTTCGCGGCTGTCGGACGGCCACGTGATGACGCTCGGAAAGTGGGAGCGACCGGCCGGCAAGGCGGGCGAGGGTTGGCTCGCGCCGCGCGACGAGGTCGACGGCGCCGTGCGGTGGGCCTTCGAGCAGTACCGGGTGGTCTGGTTCGGCGTCGACCCGTCGCCCGCCAAGGACGACGACACCGAGCAGCTCTACTGGATGCCGCTCATCGACACGTGGCACCGCGATTTCCACAAGAAGCTCAAGGTGTGGGCCACGGGCGGCGTCAAGGTCGGGCACTCGGTGCTCTTCGACATGCGGATCAAGACTGCCGGCGGCCAGCAGCGAAACGCGCAGTTCACGCAGGCCGCGATGCAGTGCGCCGCCGACATCGACGAGCACGGCACCCTGACGTGGGACGCCGACCCGCGATTGCAGACGCACGTGCATCAGGCGAAACGGCGCACCAACCCGTGGGGCGTCAGCCTCGGCAAGGTGACCCGGGACAGTAACAAGCACGTCGACCTCGCGGTCTGCATGGTCGGTGCGCGCATGGGCCGTAGGATCGTGCTCAACAGCGGCAAGGTCAGGCGCCGCACGGGCGGAAGCGCGACAGGAAAGGCGGTCTTCTAGTGCTCGACGAAAAAGGCGCGATCGAGCTGGCAGACCACCTGCTCGCCGTCCAGAATGCCGAGCGGCAGGAGCTCGACATTCTGCGCCGGTACGCGACCGGCCGGCAGGCGCTGCCCCTGGTGATCCCCAAGGACGCCCCGCGCGAGGTGCGCGAGCTGGCCAGGATCTCGCGTATCAACATGATCGCCATCGTCCTCAACTCGATGGTGCAGTCGCTGTTCGTCGACAACCTGCGGGTATCGGCCAAGCAGGGCGGCCCGCCCGTCGAGCCCGGGGCCGCCCCCGTCGAGCCGGAAGACATCACGTCGCCAGTCTGGGCGGCGTGGCAGGCCAACAAGCTCGACCAGAAGCAGAGCGGGCTGTACCGAGCCGTTTTCACGTACGGCCTCGGCTACATGGTCACCACGCAGGGCACCCCGTTCCCGGTCTCGCGGCCGATGTCGCCGCGCCAGATGACGGCGCTCTACTACGAGGACGGCGATTGGCCCGAGTACGCGATCGAGCGGCGCCGTAAGCCGAACACGTTTCGCCTTTACGACGAGACGCACGTCTACCCGCTCGGTTACGACCCGGAAAAGAAGCGCTTCGCCCTGCTCACGGACCCTGCCGAGCACGGCTCGCCGTACTGCCCGGTCGTCAAGTACTCCGACGTCGAAGACCTCGACCTCGACGACGAGCCGGAATCGCGCCACCTCATGGGCGGCCCGCCGGGCGACACGTTGCAGACGTGGGTGGCGGGGCAGGTCGCGCCGCTGCTGACGTTGCAGGATCAGACCGACGTGACGAGCTTCGGCCTGCACTCGGCGCAGTGGTACTCGGCTTTCCGGCAGCGGTGGGTCGTCGGCTGGACGCCGTCCAGCCCCAACGAGAAGGTGCTGTCGGCCGCGTCGCAGATGTGGACCTTCGACGCCGAGCCGGACGAGGTCAAGCTCGGCGAGTTCGCCGAGACCAGCCTCGACGGCTTCCTGCGCTCCCGCGAGGCGACGCTCAAGTACGGCGCCACCCTCTCCGAGACGCCCGTGCACGAGCTGATCGGCGAGCTCGTCAACCTCTCGGCCGAGGCGCTGGCCGCCGCCGAGGCGGGGCGCGACCGGAAGATCGACGAGCGCAAGACCGGCCTCGGCGAGTCTCACGAGCAGTGGTCGCAGAACGTCGGCGACCTCATGGGGGTCGACGTACCCGACGACCTCGAAGTGGTGTGGCGCGACACCTCGGCGCGGGCCTTCGGCGCGATCGTGGACGGCCTCGGCAAGCTGGCGGCTCAGCTCGGCGTGCCGCCCGAGGAGCTTTGGGACCGGATCCCGGGCGCGACCTCGCAGGACGTCAGCCGCTGGAAGGCGACCCGCGCAGCCGGCGACGCCGTCGCCAACCTCACGGCCACCCTCGACCGGCAGGCCACACCGCCGCCCGCGGCGGCCTCGAAGCTCATCCTTCCCCCGGGCGCGCGGGCGTAATGGCCGAGACCACGCAGGGCGCCAACCTGACAGCCGAGCAGCGGACCGCGCAGCTCGGCAATCGGGCGTCCGCCCTGCGTGACGTGCAGAAGCTCTGGTCGACCGTCTCGCCGACCAACCTTTCGGGCACGATCGGGACCTTCGTGGACGCGGCCACCGCCGTCGTGCGCGCCCGTAACCGCGACGCCGCCGCCTCGGCCGCCGAGTACCTCACCCGGTTCAGGCAGGCCGAGGCGGGCGGCCCCGAGCGGCCCGTGCGCCCCGCGCCGCCGCCGAGCGCCGAGCAGATCGCGAGCAAGATCAGGGGCGCGGGCCTGTCGGGCATCATCAACGCCCGCCGCGCGGGTATGGGGATCGACTACGCCGGGCAAAACGGGCTGGTCAAGGTGCTCGGCGACGTGGCCACCCTCGTAATCAGCGGGCAGCGCAAGACCGTGCTCACGGCCGTGCAGGATGACCCGGTCGCCCGGGGGTGGCGCCGCATCACGAGCGGGTCGCCGTGCGCCTTCTGCTCGATGCTGGCCGCCCGGGGGCCGACCTACAAGACCGCGAAGTCGGCCGACTTCGAGCCGCATGGGCACTGCGGGTGCACCGCCGAGCCCGTCTTCGGTACCGAAGACCCGATCACCGTGGTCGACCTCGCCAAGGACTTCAAGGCGGCCACCAAGGGCACGAGCGGCAAGGAAGCCCTCGCGGTCTGGCGCCGCAAGTTGCGCGACCCGGAGACGCCGAGCGGCTTCGGCGCCGCCGGACCGGCCTCGCCGGCTGCTCCGGTCAAGCCCGCGCTGACCTTCGAGGAGCGCCTCGCCACGGCGGTCAGCAACGAGGCCGCGCTCACCGAGGCGCCCTTCGGCCTCGGCCGCAAGGGCGGTCGGCCGGCAGAATTCACGGACGACATGGCGCGAGCGGTCAACACCTACACGGGCGCCGAGTACGCCGCGATCAATGCCACGCTGCGCGGCCTGCCGCTGCCGTACGGGTACACCACCGAGGACGTGGCGGGCACCATTTCCGGGCTCGACGACGCCTTCGGTGCCTCGAAACTGACGGCAGACGTTCTCGCCTGGCGAGGAATGCTCAACGGAAAGGGCGTATTCGGGGCCGCACTCGACGGGAATCTGACCGGTTTCTCGTGGCTCGAAGAGGGATACGGCTCGACGTCGGCACTCGAAAAGCGCGCCAAGAACTTCGCCGGTAAGAGCGGCAATGGCGTGATGATGCGCATGTTCATCCCGTCCGGAACGGGCGCGATCGAGGCATCGGGCGCGCAATTGGAAGCCGAACTACTCTTGCAGAGCAAGCTCAAGGCGACCGTCGTAGCCGACCACGGTGTCAGCCCCGATGGGATCCGTTATCTCGATGTGGAGGTGTCTCGATGACCACCTCAGCGCAGCGCGTTGCCGGCCGGCAGGACGGCAACTACCGCGCCCCCGTGGTCGCCAAGGCGCAGGGCGGTGCGATCCCTCGTTGGAATCCCCCCGCCAGCATGGATAATGGCCTGAACGACGCTACTGCGGGCGCACCGCAGGTTACGGAGGGATCCGGGCAATGACGCAGCCAGACACCGGCACGACCGGGGAAAAGACGTTCACGCAGGCCGAACTCGACGCAGTCGTGCGAGACCGGCTCAAGCGCGAGCGTGAGAAGTACGCGGATTACGACACGCTCAAGGCTGCTGCCGCGGGCGCGGAAGCCAACAAGACGCAGCTCGACAAGGTGCTCGAAAAGCTCACGGCCGCCGAAGAGCGCGCCGCCAAGCTCGAAGAGGGCAACCTGCGGGGCAGCGTCGCGACGGCTAAGAAGCTCCCGGGCTTCCTGGCCAAGAGGCTGACCGGCAAGACGAAGGAAGAGCTCGAAGCCGACGCCGACGAGATGCTCGCCGAGTGGAAAGCAGGCGGCGGCAAGACGGGGGACGACACCACCGAGGAGGGCGGCACCGAGGGCGGTACCACGACGCAGCAGCCGGCGACGGCGCAGCGCGGCCGACCCAAAGAGACGCTTCGCTCGGGCGCACCCCGCACCGAGACCACGCCCGAAGAGACAGACCCACGCAAGCTCGCGGAATTGATCCCGCGGCAATAAGCCCCGGCGGTACCGGAAAAATGGCCGGCCGCTCGTAGAGAGGAAACAGGGTGCCCAACACCTTTCTGAAGCCGACCGTTATCGCGAACACCGCGATCGGCCTGCTCTACCGCGAGCTCGTCGTCGCTCGTACCGTCTGGACCGACGCCATCAACCCGGGTGAGTTCACGGGTGCTTTCGAGGACACCGTCACCATGCGGGTGCCCGCCCGCCGTACCGCCCGCAAGCGCACGCTGCGCGCCGGGACCGCGATCGTCAACGACACGTCGGTCGAGTTCGGCGTGCCGGTCAAGCTCGACACCGACATCTACAACGGCGCGCCGATCACGGATGAGGAGTTCACTCTCGACATCCGTGACTTCGGCGGGCAGATCCTGATGCCGCAGATCCGCGCGGTCGCCGAGGGCCTCGAAGAGATGGTCGTCGACGAGATCCAGGACGCGACCTACGCCGCGGGCATGACCATCAACGCCGACGCCACCGACCTCGTCGTGTCCGGTTCCTCGGACTGGTACCTGATCGCGGCGCGGGCGAACCGCCTGCTCAACGACAAGAACGTGCCCAAGGGCAACCGCACGCTGCTGGTGTCGTCCTCGGTCGAGGAGGACATCATCACGTCGGACCGGTTCACCCGGTTCGACAGCGTCGGCCCCCGCGCTGCGGACGCCCTCGCCGAGGGCACGATCGGCCGTATCGCCGGTTTCAACGTCGTGCCCACCAGCGAGATCGAGGACGGTCAGGCCTTCGCGTACCACCGCACGGCCTTCGTGCTGGCCGCGCGGGCGCCGAAGGTGCCGCAGGGCGTCTCGATGGGCACCACCCGGGGCCTGAACGAGGCGCAGGGCGAGGTCGGCTACGTCGGCGGCATCGGCGTCCGGTGGATCATGGACTACGACTACACCAACACGACCGACCGCTCGCTCGTCAACACCTGGGCGGGCACGGCCACCGTGGTCGACCCGGACGCGCCCGCCAACCCGGCGAGCACGAAGTCCCTCATGCGCGCCGTCAAGATCACCAACGGCTCGTGATGGACTCCCGGCGCCCCTCTCTCGGAGACCCGCGCAGGCTCGATGCCGAGCTGCGCGACGATCGAGCGGGGCGCCGGGACCCGGGCGCCGTCCTCATTCCGGTCGAGGGCGGCGAACCGATGCCCGCCGAGGAACCACCAACCCCCGCGCCCGGCGCGGGCCCTAAGACCTTCTGAGAGGGCGTCCGCATGCGTCGTTACGACTCTGGCGATACGGCGACCCTGCGTCATGAGGTGCGCAACGCGGCGGGCGAGCTGACTGCGGCAACAGTCAGCCTCGTGCTCACGCTCCCGGACGGCACGACCGACACCGTGACCACGACCGCCGCCTCGACCGGCGTCTACGTCGGCACCACCGACGCGCTCGATCTCTACGGCCTGTACGGCTACGTGTGGACGGTCAGCGGGACCGTGACCGACGTCGACCGGGGGCAGCTCTACGTCGCCGACGACGACGACCGCCTGCCGCCGCTGGCGAGCCTCGACCGGCTCGGCCGCAAGCTCGGTTACACCCCGGTCGACGCCGAGGCGGACCGCGCGGCCGACATTCTCGACGCCGCGAGCGAGCTGATCAGGGACACGGCCGGCAAGACGTGGGTCGTCGAGGACACGGGGGCGCTCGAAAACGTCCCGCGCCGCGTCGCCAGTATCTGCGTCGAGGTGGCCTACCGCGCCTTCGCCAACCCTGAGGCACTCTCGCAGCGCTCGATCGGCGACAGCTCGAAGAGCTACGACCGGGCCAAGCGCGAAGGCGGCGAGGCCGTCTACCTCACCAAGGCCGAAGAGGAGGCCATCCGAAAAGCGGCGGGCAGCACGGGCTCGTCACTGACCTCGGTCACCCTGGTCAGCCCCTACAGTGGCTCGTACCTCGACGACGAGGGCGAGCTGATTTGGGCATGACGATCCCCATTTCCGCAGGTGAGCTGCGCGAGACGCTGATCGTATGGCGGCCGACCGAGGTGGCGGACGACATGGGCGGCAGCGTGCTCACGATGGTCGAGCAGGCCCTGCCCGTCCGGGCCAAGGTGAGTCAGCCGGCGGCGGCCGAGCAGATCGAGGCGCAGCAGGCGGGCACGTCGATGACGATGATCGTGCACCTGCAACCCGACGCCGACGTGCGCCGTGGCGACGAGCTGCGGCGGCCGGACGGCGACCGCCTGCGCGTGAAGTACACGATCCACCCGAGCGAGCCGGTCTACCTGCGCGCCGACTGCGAGCAGATGCAGGCCGAGGGACAGCGGGAGCTGCCGTGAATGTCCAGGTCAGCGACATGATCATTTCCGGAACGGGTCGCAGTGACCGTCCAACGTGGACGATTCTCATCCCCACGATCCCGCAGCGCGAGCATCTCTTCCTGCGCCTGCTCGACCGCCTGCTGCCGCAGCTCGACGAACACGAGGGCCGCGTAAAGGTGGTCGCCTGGCGCAACGCTGGCGACCCTCGGCTCGCCGAGATTCGTGACCGGATGATCGCCGACGCGAGCAGCGAGTACGTGAGTTTCATCGACGACGACGACCTCGTGCCCGAGTACTACGCGGCCGAGATCGTCCGGGCCCTCGACAGCCGCCCGGATCACGTCGGTTTCAAGCTCGAATTCACGACTGACCAGGGCGACGGCACGCTCGGCCACGAGATCGTCGAGCACTCGCTCAAGTGGCCGAAGTGGGGGCGGTCGTGCGAGGGCGTGCTCTACCGCGACTTCACGCACGTCGACCCGGTCCGGCGCGACTACGCGATGCAGGGCCTGTTCGCCCGCGCCCGCCCGCGCCGCGCCGAAGACCGGGTATGGGTCAAGCAGGTGCGCCCTTACCTCAGCTCTGAGGTCTACCTCGACAAGGTCATGTACCACTACCTCTGGTCAGCCGAGGGCTCGTCATGGCAGGCGCCGGCTGAATTGCTGAGCGGTGGCTGCCGGCCGAACATCGAGCACCCCCATTTCTCGTGGCACCCGGAGAGCGACCAGTGAAGATCATCGACGATTGGCGGTGGTCGTTCCGACTGCTGCCCGAGGCCCTGGTCGAGCTGCGCGTGCGCCCGATGGGCGTCGTGCACGTCGGCGCGCACCACGGGGAAGAGGTGCCCATCTACCTCGCCGCGGGCTTCGATCGGATCACCCTCGTCGAGCCGGACCCGGAAAACTGCGCCGTCATCGCGGGCGCGCCGTGGATCGACACCCTCGGGGTGGGCATCGTCAACCGCGCGTGCGGCACGGCGGTCGGCTCGGCCAAATTCCACCGTGCCGAGGTCACCCCGTTCTCGGGCCTGCAACGCGACGACCGCCAGACGCAGGCGGCCAGCTTCGCCGTATCCGTCGTCACGGCCGCCTCGGTGCAGGCCGACCACCCGGGCAACGTCCTCGTCGTCGACACGCAGGGCACCGAGCTGGACGCCCTCGCCTCGGCCGACCTCGACCCGCTCGACCTCATCATCATCGAGGCGCAGACCGAGCGCGCGGGCGCGCCGGGCGCCTACTTTCCAGACCTGCTCACGTGGTGCCGCAGCAGCGGGTGGACGCCCCGAATCCAGTGGCGCAGAGACGCCCGATGGTCCGACGTCCTGCTGACCCCCCGCCGCCAGCACGAGCCGACACCGTGAGCGATAGCTAGCAGGTATGCTCGGGCCCATGGATAACGTATGGGACGGTCGGCACCCGGGCACGCAGCACTTCCGACCGCTGTTCGCTTACGGCCACCTCCCGGCGGGCCCGTTGCGCGACACGTCGGGAATGTGCGCCGACCTGGCTGAGGCGATGGTCGGGACCCTGCCGGACGGCCCTGAGCTGAGCGCGGGGCTGCGGAAGCTGCTCGAAGCGAAGGACTGTTTCGTGCGCGCGGCGGTGCTGGCCCGCCCATGAGCGCCGAGCTGACGGTCATCGTCCCGACCCGGTCCCGCCCTGAGGCGGTCCCCCGGGTGATGCAGGCGTGGGCCGACACCAACGCCTACGCCGAGGGCGCCGAGCTGCTCTTCGTCATCGACATCGACGACCCGAAGCGCGAGAAGTACGCCGACGTGTTCGCGCACGCCACCCCCGGGGCGTGGAACGTCGCCACGATCCCGACGTGGCTACCGCTCGTGCCGAAGCTGAACACCTTCGCGGTGCACCGCGCCCGCTACTCCGACGCGCTCGCGATCGGCTTTGCCGGCGACGATCATCTGCCGCGCACGCGCGGGTGGGTGCGCGCCTACCTCGACGCGCTGACCGACCTCGCCCCGGGCGTCGTCTACTGCGACGACGGCTATCAGCACGAGAATCTGCCGACCCAATGGGCCATGTCGGCGAGCATCGTGCGCACCCTCGGCGCCATGGTGCCCGCCCCCGTCGAGCACCTGTACTGCGACAACGTCGTCAAGGATCTCGCCGCCGAGGCGGGCTGCCTGCGCTACCTGCCCGAGGTGCTGATCGAGCACATGCACCCTGCGGCCGGCAAGGCCGAGAACGACGACCAGTACGCCCGCGTCAACAGCCGCAGGCAGTACCGGGGGGACCGGCAGGCCTATCGTGAGTGGCGAGCCGGCGAAATCTGGGCGCAGGTCGCCCGCATCAAGACACTGCGCGAGCAGGGAGAAGAGGCATTGTGACCAGCATCGTCGTGTCAAAGCGGGACGGCATCGTAAAGGCGCCGGACGGCACCAAGTACCGCGTCGCCCGCGGCAAGACGCTCGCCGACGCACGGCACCCGGTCGTCGAGGCCTACCCCCACGATTGGGTGCCGATGGTCGTCGCCCTGTCGGTCGAGGACGGCGCGCCCGGGAGTGCGGCCGCAAATTCTGACGACCTGCACGACCGCCTCGGGCAGGCCGAGAACGATCTCGCCGAGGTCGAAGAGCTGGCCGAGCACCGTGGCGCCGAGCTGGTGCGCCTCGCCGAGGGCCTCGCGGGCTTCGGCTACGACCTGCCGGCCGAAGCCGACCGCAGGCCCGGGTGGCTCGTCGACCTCGTGCTCGACGCCCTGCCCGTCCGGACGGCCACCGCCTCGCTCCCGCTGGACGCGCCCGCGCCGCACTCGGCCACCGAGGCGGCCGTCGAGTACCCCACGGCGCCGATCGCCGAGCCCCCGGTCGTCGTGCCGCCCCGGACGCCCCGCAAGGCCCGGACGCCACGAGCATGACCGCGCCCGAGGAGCTGGACGGCAACGGCACCGCCCGCATCAAGGCGGCCAAGGCGCTGCGCGAGACGAGCGCCAGCGACGGCCCCATGATGTCGATCGCGTGGTCGCTGCTCTCGATCGCGGGTGACCTCGCCGCCATCCGTCGTGAGCTGCACTGGCAGGGCAGGCAGGGGGCGAAGCGTGGCCACTAAGCTCAAGATCAAAGGGCAGAAAGAGCTTGAACGCAAGCTGCGCGGCCTGCCCGAGGTCATCGAGCGCGCCGCCCGGCGGACCATCAAGATCGAGACGCACGAGGCGGCGCAGGACTTGCGCAAGCACGCCCCCGTGCTGTCCGGCGACCTCGTGCGCTCGATTCAGGAGGAGATCGCCAAGAAGGGCCTCGCCGGCGTGGCCGCTATCACCGCCAAGCACGCCACCTACGTGATCCACGGCACCAGCAAGCAGGACGCCAACGACTTCGTTACCCCCGTTATCGCCCGGGTGCGGCGCAGTTTCCCTGACCGCCTCGTCGCCGAGGTCAAGGCCGAGCTCAAGAAGGTGTGACCCGTGGCCGTCAGCAAGTCCCCCCTCGTACCGCTGCAAAAGGCCCTGGTCGCCCTGCTCGGCGGCGACAGCGCGCTGACCACCCTCTTGACGTCGGCCGGCAGAGTGCTCGATCAGGTGACCGAGCAGACGTCGAAGCCGTACGTCCGCGTCGGCGAGCACCTGAGCATCCCGGACAACGATCACAGCGGTTTCGGCCGCGAGGTCACCGAGACCATCCACGTGTGGACCAAGGCCCGCAGCAACGGCCCCGGGCAGCTCGTCGCCGACCGAATCAATGAGCTGCTTGACCACCAGACCGCCGCCCTCAACGCCTACCTCGTCCCGCTCGGGCACCGCGCGGTGTCGATCCGCAGCGAATTCGACCAGGCACTTACGGACCCTGACCCGGAGATCAGGCATCATGTACTCAGGTTCCGCGTGATAACGGATCAACTGACATAGGGAGGCTCCCGCGATGAGCGGACGCGACGGATTCGGCACGCTCTTCAAGCGGGCCACCACACTCGTACCCGGCACGGTGTACGAGACGATCGCCAACGTCACCAACATCGGTGGCCCGGAGCGCACCCGGGAGACCATCGACGTCACGGCGCACGACTCGCCGGGCGGGTGGATGGAAGTCATCGGCGGCCTCAAGGACGGTGGCGAGATCAGCCTCGACATCAACTACGACCCCGCCGAGCTGACCCACTACCTCGACGACGACTTCGACGACACGGACCC